CTTTCTGATTAAAATCGCCGTTACTTGTTTTTGGCATATTATTGATCCTTTCTATTTCTGAGAAGCAAAACCGTTACAATACTTGCAGTAAAAATAGCAACTATGATATAAATAGGCATACTTGATATTTAATGAAAAACAAATATAATTTAATAAAGGAGAGGGGCTTTCGCCCCTGGTTGGTATCACCTGGTAATCCACCAAGTAATGAGCCCAGCAATAACTCCTGATACGACACCGACGAGGAAATCACGACCAAGTTTTTTCAGCTCATCGGTTTTTATTTTGTTTTTCATCTTACCTCCTTTCTACATTTATATAATAACATATTGACGGCACTATGTAAAGTGTTTTTTTATAAATTAATAAAAAAATCCATAACACATTTACTATAAATATTTTTAGTAAATATATTGACATATACTATAAATAATGATAGTATATAGATGCAAAAAGAAAGGCATTAAAAATCATGACAAAGATGACATATAAACAAGAAAAATATATCGAAAGCCTAATCAGTAAGAAACAAGAAGAATCTCCAGAATTAATTTACGAATATTATCAGAACAAACAATTCATGACAATGCAACAGGCAAGTAACATGATCCAATCATTACTTGAATGGGCGGATAAAACTGACGACCAATTAGAAGATAAGAAAATCAGCGCACAGGTGTATTACATCGTATCTCATAAGAAGACTAAGAAGTGGGCTGAAAAATACAACGCAATTAGAAATGCGCTACATATCAACTTAACAAAGGCAACTGTATTAAATCACGAACAATTACAATCAATAAAGGAAATCGTTTTCTAAAGGAGGAAATAATGGAAAAGATTAATCTAATTGAAATGGTCCAAGAAGTATTAGACAGCAGCGAAACTGCGTATTCCCTCAGCAAGAAGTCCGGAATTTCCGAACAGTTAATCGGAAAATATCGCAATGGCGTTACTTCTGTAGGAAATATGACAATTGAGAACGCGCAGAAATTGATAAGTATAGACCTGGCTGAACCTGAAAGAAAAGATGGTGACCGCGTGTTTGCTTCTCTTCTCGCTGCTCCAGTTATCCAACGCTTTGGATATGACGCAGACTTTATCTGCAGAAATCGTCTATCGCTTAAATGGGGCGAATACACACCATTTTTGGATTACTTTCTGGCAAGCTTCGACGATATGAACAATATCTCGATTATTATGCGCTTTGAAGATACAGAAGACACAGAGACCTTCGAAGAAATTTTATAAAAACAAAAATAGCCTACCCTCGCAATGAGAGTAGGCTTTATAACTATTTTAGAAAATCATCGTTTTTCAATCTTGATTGATAAGTGTCTTTTATCAAACGTGTAGCTTCAGTAATTACACCGTTTTTAAGATGGTTGTCTTCAACATACTGCTCATAGGCATCACATTTCGAAACAATAAAACGAAATTGCTCTTTTGAATGCACGATTCCACGGCTGCATTCATTTGCAAAAACCAAAATAGTATTTCGAATATCATCCACTCTGTGTGCAGTATCTGTTGCAATATGGTCATCTAGTTTTTTATCTAGTGCATCTATCTTTTGATTGACATTGTGATTGATGCAATCACCCGCCCATTTCAAAATTTTATCCCAAGGGTTTATCTTAATCGGTACAATCTGAATAAAGACTGAACCTGCAAATACGAATGTGATAAAAGCACTTACTAAATCTTTTATTTCAATCAATGCGAATAGATCTTTCATAGGAACGATATCATCACCTATCTAACACGGATTGTTGTACCTGGATAGATTAAATCCGGAGTATCAATTCCGTTAATCTCTGCTAACCACTGCCAAGAGACACCATGTGCAGCCCCAATTCCTGATAGCGTATCGCCATCCTGAATGGTGTAGTACGCTTCATCACCTGTATTAGCAACTGGCTCACCATTGATTACAATTTCTTGTCCAGCGTAGATTTTATTAGGATCAGCAATTCCATTGATTTCTGCTAAGCGTTGATAAGTAGTTCCAAACTTAGCAGCAATTCCTGATAGAGTATCACCATATTGAGCAACATAGACGTTAGATGATGTTGCTGCTGGTGATTGTGCAGGTGACGGAACATATTCTGTTGGTCTATCTGCTGATGCGCCAATGCGATAGATTGATGGGTCTACAAAGATAACATTCTCGTCTAGTGTTCCATAATTAGACGTATATTGCTGGATAGTACCGTAAGCTGATGTATCTACTGTATGGCTTCCATCGTTATTTCCCCAAGCCGCTACCCACTTGTCATAATCGTCACATTCTGGAGCTAAATAACCTAACCAAGAAAGTGATGTATAGATGCCTGTATAGTATCCTGCAGCTGCAACAACATCGCAGAATGCACGTGACATAGGTGCAATATTATCGTGTGTAATATATACACCGTTATTTACTTTGTAATGGTCGGCATCTTCCATGTCTAGCCAAGCCCCTAAACCAATATCTACTCCATTGATAATAGATACAAATCTTTGAGCTTCTTCAATAGCTTGTGAAACATTAAGCGCATATGAGTAGAAATATACACCGATTGTGATTCCTAAACGTTGGCACTCTGAAACATGTCGTCTGAATGAATAGTCTTCACGACTTGCTACGCCAGCGCGTAAGATGGCATATTTACCTGCATACGGTGTAAAGTCAAAATCCGGTTGATGTTCACTAACATCCGGCACATTATAAATTCTCATTTAATTTCCTCCTAGTTTAGTTCTGTTTTGGTGCGTTTAAGCGTGTAAATAAGTCGTTAACAAAGTTAGCCCCGCGAGCTGTAATAATGCCAGTCAAAACAGAGCCTAAGAAAGGAACTGATAATGGCATTCCAACTAACGGAAATAAGTCAGCGCCTGTTGCCAAGCAGATAAGAATAGATACACCTAATGAGCCTACTACACTTGTATCTACTTTATTTGCAGAATAAACACGCTTAACATTTTCCCAAATTGCTTCGACTAAAACTGCGATAATAACTAATTGTGATAATGCATTCATTTTTCTTTTTCCTCTTTCTCTCTATCTAAAAAGGCGGCCTAAGTGGTCGCCTTAATAGCAATATTTACTTTTCTTTGTAATAGTCCCAGGTAGAGCCAAAGCCTGGCTCATTACCTTTATTATTGTTGATATTGGATATAAACACAATTCCTCTAGCGATTGCTAAATCACCTTTGTTGTAGGTTTTCTTTTCATCCCACGGTTTTGCTTCTCGTTCCTTCGTTAGATTGTCATATAGCAAAGGTGTCTTGTCAGGAGTTTGACCATCTTTTGATGTGTGGTCAGAGACAACCGAATAAGGCACTCCATTGAATGCGATACGTTGATTCTTCTTATAGTTTATATTCGGATTCCAGTCATCTAGGAATGCGATGTATTTTTTGACAGTTTCAATCCCTGCAGTTTGTAGAACATCGTTCACTAAAGGTCTAACTTCTTTGAAGTTTTTTGCTTCGATATCTTTTTCTGGAACATCAGTCATGATAAATGAAATCATATATCCGTCTTTAGTCTTTGAAAACGTCATAGGCTCTGTGTACATTTTATGTGTGATATTTTCATTGTCAAAACTAATCTCATGTATAACACCAATTTCAAAACTATCAATTAGTGGCTTTAGGTTTTCAAATACTTTACGTTGAAATGTTACAACGCTTTTATTACCACTTGGAATTTCAGTGAATTTTAAACCATCTATTAACATTATCTTCCTTTCTATGCAGACTTAACAAATAGTCCACTTACAACAACTTTGCTTTTTGGTGTTATATCATTTGGTGTAGACCAGTTATATACATGTGTCATAATTGCATTCGCAGTTACACTCTTTATTGTTGTTATACACCATGTAATAGTATGTGCATCATAGAAACATAGCAATTTATATCCTGTAGGAATTGTGTAAGGGACATTTATATATGCAGCCTGTTGTCCCTTTATTGCTTGAACGTCAGCCGTAAATTCTTTCACAATAAATGTATCATCACCACCAATTGACAAACCACCTTTAGCATATGTTCTGCCTAGTGTTGAAGTGTCGCCCTCATTGTAAATTCCACAGGGATTATTTCCATTTCTGCGAACCCATATCATGTGAAAACTGGCTGTGAGTTTCCCAAGAATCATGGCCCACAAATTCCCTGTTAGTACATATGACTTTTCGGTAGACTGTCCATATCTATCTGTAATCGTTATCGTTAAGTTGTAATTCTTATCATATGAATAACCGTTGATTCGTTGATGAAGCGAAAACTCATTACCCACTACTTGTCCAGTCGCATTTGCACTATGCCCGTCATCATCCTTTATGGCAATTGAGAGAATATTATTTTCACCATTGTAAAATGTGCCCTTAGCATTTGCGTAACCACTATTCACCGTTGGATTATCACGTTCAGCTGTAAATTCTGTAATCGTCGGATAGAAGTACGGAACATATGTTCCGTGCCATTCATGTGTCGCTTTAAAACCGCGACTATCTTCAATGACGAATTGAACATCACCATCGTTAAGACCTTCTAAATTAACAGTATAGATTCCCTCTTTTTGGATAAATGGAAATTGTTGTTTGTTGTGAACGGCATATACGCTTTTAATAGATGAATATCCCCTCGTTTCAACTTTCATTGATAATTTTTTCTTCGATAAATATCTAAAAACTTTATCTTGTTGAACATTTGTATTACCGTACTCATTTACTGAAGGATTTTTAATTAATGGGCCATATTTTTCTTCAGGTAAATCAATGAAAAAGGCAATATTCATAGAACCAATCATTGTAGCGTTCGGATCACCGCTTGTATATGTCCCAACGCCAAGATAACCATATATATATTTCCCATCTGTAGAATATTTCAGCATTTCTTCAGTTGGTTTAAAAGTGTATTCCATATCAATATCATTGGTATTCAGCCATTTATATCCACTGTTCCCAATTACCCAGACAAGTGAATGACGATAGGAAGCAACCTTTTTGTCTAATATTAACGTAATTGTATCGTTTCCATCCATTTTGACACGGTTCTTTCCATTTTTCCAAGAAGGAACACTTGCCCGCGGAATGTTAGGAAGTTCAATATAACCGCCCAAGTATGCATCTGCAGAAGAAAAGTAAAAACTTAAATTTGCATTAATACTCGTTGAATAGTTTCCACTGTTATCGTGGTAAGCCCAGAATCCACCACTGATTAATGTTCCACTTCCATCTAACCTACCACCACCAGAAACATCAGAACATCCAGTTGCAGAAAAATTCCAAGTACCAGAATAGATATAACCGACATTCATTAAGTAAGTAACTTGGATTTCTACATAGTCTCTATTTAATTCAATACTGTGATATTGCGGATTAATTCGCGCCTGTAACTCATATGTGACATTTGCAGCTCCAGGTGTACGCACCGCAGTAGCTACAGTCTGCCAACTATTACTAAGCATTACCATATGTCTTTATGTCTCCAATCCAGTTGATAATTGTTGCTTTTATTTCTGCAATCTTAATTGAGCCACCAACAAATTCTGTTATTTCAGCTTCGGTTGTATTTGCTTCAAAACGGTGTGCACCGGCGCACAGGTATTCAACCACTCGCAAGTAAGCAAGCATGCTGTCTACCTTATCAAATTTGGCTAATAATGTACCATCCGACTTTTTAACGTTGACACCATTTGTATCGACTGTAGTAACAGTATCTTCTTTATCTGATCCAATATGTAGTCCATGCTCATCCAGTTTTTCTGAAATCGCATTAACTGTTTTATCGTATTCCGATCGTTGAATCGTTCTGCTAAATGCATCCGCAGTTTGTTGTTGCAATGTCTGAAGTTCTGTTTTTAACGCTTCAGCATTTGTTTTATTCTCTGAAGTTCTGTTAACTAAAAGTGTGATGCTTCCATTCAACTGCTCTATTGATGATTTGTTTGTTGCAGATATCTCATAAACCTTATCTAAAGCATCATCATATATTGGTTTCGTATAACCAATATGTAAATCAGTGTAAGTGATTTTATATCTGGTCCAGATAAATTTGTCAGTTGAAGCCTGTGGCTTTGACTCTGACCAATTACCACCGTTCAATTCTGTTTTTGATGATGAAAGATAGTATTCACGAATTGGGTCATCTTTGATTCCAACACCAGCAGAACCGGTGTTTCCATTTTTTGTAACAGCATATTCATCAGATGATGTTCCATCTGAATATGATGTAGTCCTCTTGATCCACAGATACATTCCATCATTTAATAATGGTGGATTTTCTGACCATTCACCATTTGGAACATTTGTTCCCGATGTACTACCTTGATATGTCGTCTTCGGAGTTCCGATTATGCCACGACCAGCTTCTCCTGGTTGACCTGTTAAATCTACCGGTGTGTGTTTGATTTCAGTTCCATTTTTCAAAACATCAACCGCCATCATCCACATATGTTGGCCTAAAATACTGGCAGGTCTTATTGTTGACCATTCAGCGCTATCTTTGCTCGGTTCTCCTATAACACTTGTCTGTAGATAATAGACTTTATTTCCTGATAATTGAGAACCATCAATTGAATCAACGTTCTTCTGCATCGTTTCGATTGCAGAACCATTCGATTCAACCTTCAGCTTTGTTTCTTTCAATTCATCGTTGGTTGACTCAACCATTTTCACAACAGTAGACTTTGCATTTTCAGTAATTTCAGCTGCATATTTTCTTGTATTGTCGATGTTTGACTGTGTGATTTCTGCATTTGCCTTTACATTCTTTTCCACAGTTTCAACAACATACTGGTTGATACTTGTCTGCATGTTAGTTAAAGTCTGTTTCTTACTGCCAAATTCCAATGTTGTTTTTTGCGGTTCAATAACATCTATCGTGCGAGAAATAACTCTCAATTTCTCGTCGATATCCAGTAATTCATTTCTTACTGGATAAATGTTTCCAACTGTTAATTCATCAGAATCAACATCAATGAGTGATAGATCAAATGCATCTATTTCATAGCTAACTGTGATGCGGTTATTTTCTTTCAGCCACGCAGCACCTTTTGATTTTAAAATCTCTAAAGAATTTACGTCATCCCAGAATTGAGTTGTTTCAACAACACCATAACGTGATAGATATTCTGCATCTTCAACATATGGATTTCCACCATTCACAGAAGATATTGATAGACGTTCTTCTGTTTCCTTCTCATTTCCTGATTCATCTTTTACTTTGATTTTTGCTCCGTATGGATATAAACGAGTGATAAGAGAACTAGAGTCAATCTTCTGTGTGATCGACTGCATGTTTTTCGCTAAAACAATAGATGTATCCTTTTCTTCACCTGTCTGTTTTAAATAATCAAGATAAAGAGTTCCATTAACGTTTCTAAATTGGAATTCGCCACCAGACTTCTTCACTAGTTTTTCTACTAGTGTTTTCCATGAAGAATCATATTGAATTCCAACATAGATATTGTCGTTTGTATCTACTGCCTGCACATTTCCAAGATTGATTACTTTGGAAACGTCTACCCTTGCATTATGCACTTTCAAAATTTGTTGTAGAAGTCCTTTAGTGGTCCAATTCTTTGGAACACAATATTCCTGAACAGTATCATTTAGATAAGCCAGTTTCCCTTCACAGGTAACTCTCTTTAAAATTAAGCCACTTGAATCCATTGAAGGCTCAACAACAAGAACACGTCCATCAAAAGCAATATGTCGATGTTTTTCATCGTATACTTCGACTTTCGTATAGAATGGAGTTAACAGTTGATATCCAACATTATTCGGATAAATTGAAAAGGAAAAGGAAGGAATCGCGTTGATTTCTTCCTTTATTTTCCCATTGGTGATTTTTTCAATATTTCCATGAATAATAGTTTCACTTACACCATTAATCAGCTTAACAATATACATTAGAATACCTCTTTGTAAAAACGAATCTTGGCATTTCCTGTAAGTGTATATGTCACTTGATTATTCCCTTTTTCAAATGTGAATAATTGATGTTTTCCACTTCCAGAAATGACATATTTCTTTCCACTAACTTGGATTGTCAAAGTATCACTTGTTTCAACAATCGGAACAATTCGGTGATCACTATCATTTTGAATAGTTAACGAAACATTTGTTCCTGCCGAAAGTTCAATTACTGTCTCAACATTTGCATACATGTACGGCTTGCAGATAAATTTAATTGTTAACTCTCCTTGGCCATCGTCTTCTTCCCAATCTGATTCATGGTATGAGCCAACGAAATGTAAATGCGGATAATCATCATCTTGGATATCTTCTTCATGAACTGTGCAAAGCCACGCAGAAACATCATGTTTCTTTTTGTTCATTTCTTCCGCATCATTACCCGTGATATCAAATGTATATGAAATGATTCTATCCTCATACGTTAATTCACCATTTAATTTCGAAAAATCGTGTGAACCATTCATGTATGGTACTGTTTCTCGAATACGTTTAACACTTGGCATTTCAATTACTTTTTTACTAATAAACAATCCGAAATCCCTGTAAGAGTGCTTGCCATTAATACTGATTCCGTTTTGCAAATTACCGGCCAAATTTATCATAATGCAAGTCCTCTTTCCATGAGATTAACGCGGCTAGCAGACACCCTATCATCTGCTGTTGCAGTTGCTTCAGCAATCTTATTGTCATCCACATATAGATTAATTGGTCTATCCATTACAGATATGAGTCTGCTAAATAAATCAAAGATATTTCCAAATGCCAAACTACTTAAGGCGCTTTGCACTTGATCATAAACAAAGTTCTTGCCAACTACCATTTCAGCGCCAGCTTCACCTACACCAATGATAGATGGTTGGTTAAATACATAAGGTTGATCCATAGCTTTCGCGTACCATTCAACTCCAATTCTAGGTAAGCCACCTTTTAACCAATCTAACGGATTGATACTTCCGCTAATGGAAAAGTGTGGTAGTGGAATATGTGGCCATTCAAAGTGGAAATTGAACAACCCTTTCACGAAATCAACACCACTCTGAAACCCACTTTTAATTCCATCCCAAAGTGCTGATGCTCCACCGCTTATTCCATTCCACACAGCAAGAACCGTGCTTCCAATACCACTAAATACACCGCCGATAAAATCACCTACAGCTTTAACTCCATTTGAAATAATGTCGATGCCCGTCATTACCACATTTCTGAATCCTTCACAGTTATTCCAAAGAACGATGATGATTGCTATCAACGCGACTATTCCAGCGATGACAAGTGCTGCAGGATTGGCCATCATTACAAAGTTAACTGCCATGATTCCCTTTTGTAACGTTGAGAGTACGCCAATCATAGTTCCGATAATGACTACTATTTCTCCAATCGTAACAATTGCATTCTGTGCTTCAGGACTAAGACTATTCCATGTATCATTAATGGTTGAAATCATATCAGAGAAATTGGAGATTGCAGGTGTTAATGTTGTTAAAATCGATTCGCCCAAATCGCTCAACGTCTGCTGTGCCTTTTGCTGCGCAACAACCATATCATCACCGGAATCTTTCATCTCATCATACATTCCAGAAACCGTCGATAACGCTCCTGTCTGATTTTCTAAAGATTTGCTCATAATGTCGATGGAAGAAACTCCTGATGATTGTAGCATTGCGATAAAGTTCTGTGCTTTCGCACCGAATATTTCCTGCGCATCTGCCGCAGACATCTGCCCAGAAGATAGTTTCGCAAGAACTTCATTAAATGCTTCAACGCTTGCAGTGCCGTCTTCGGACATATTCTTTGTTGCCTTCATCAGTCCAGCAACCGCCTGTGATGCATCAACTCCAGAAGCGGAGAAGTAGCCCATCAAGCTTGTTACTTGTTCAAGTGATAAGCCCATGGTGTCATGCAAAGCTACGCCGGCAGATGATGCCATTGATGACAATTCACTAAATGATAGTCCATACATCTGTGATGCCTGCATCATGATATCAAGCGACTTATCATACTCTGTTCCAAAAGCCATGCTCATTGAAATCATTGAATCAGTAATGCTTGTTGCAGATTCACCAGAAATCTTGGACAATTGCGCAACGTGTGTCATTAACGGTTCGATTTCCTCATCCGTTAAATCGCACTTCGTCGCAACAGTAGCCATTGCATTTCCCAAATCATTCATGTCAGCAACAGGAATTGTTTTAACAATATTCTTCAATGCTGTTTCAAGTCCTGCCATCTCTGCAGTTGTTCTTCCTGTACCAAACTGAATTGTATCTAATGCATTATCTGTTTTATCTCTAGCTTCAAGTGTGCTTTTTCCAAAGTCAACAAGTTTATCCGCTGCATTTTTGGCCGCATCACCAATCTGATCAAGAGCATCTTTTGTTGCTAAATACTTTGTGTTTGCTTCCGTCTGTTCTTCAGCAGATTGTTTTGTTTTATTTGCTAAGTCTTCCGTAGCACTTGCATTACTATTCAAAGCCTGTTCAGCATTTTCAAGTTTCCCTTTAGCAGCTGTCAATTCTTGATTAATGTTTTCTTGTTCTGTTTGAGCATATGCTAAATTCTTGGTCCATTTCTGCACCTCATCAGAGTTTTCACCAAAAACACGCTTTGCTTCATCCAAAGCTTTCTGTGTATTCTCAACTTTTTCAGTTGATGCATCATACTTCGATGTAAGAAGTGATACTCGTTGTTGTAAGAGGTTTATATCTTCTGAATTTCCTTTCAGTTGCGTAGAGTTCAATTTCAATTGAGCATTATAAACTTTGATATTATCATTCATTGTTTTAATACCCGATGTAAAATCACCTATATCTGCACTGAATTTAATTTCAGCAGAATTCTTTTTTGCCATTTACTTCACCTCTCTTTCTTTTTATTTTTTCTGCATTCTTTCGTACTCAATCCATTTCTCCCACGATTTGTATGCAGTATAGTTATCCGAGATTTTCATCAAGGACTTATAAGGAAAATGCCAAAACACCTCTTCAGGAACACCTAAAATAAGCACATAAAAAGTGTAGTAATCTTCTACACTCTCAAACTCTATTTTCGGCATTGAAAAATGTCTTGGCATTTTTTGAGTCTTTGCTTTAAACGCTTCTTCAAATTTTACTTTTTTTTACCAGCTAAAAGTTCTCCGACAACAGTCATCATATCGCTGTATCCAGGTAATTTCTCAATGAATTCAGACTTATTCATGCATGAATCGATATTGTCGATATTACCGCATAAATATGAGCCATATAGAACATCTACAGCAGCATGTGTCTTATCTTTTGTAATTCCATTCATGCCTTGCGATGTTTGCTCATAAATTTCAGGTCTTGCATTCTCCAACTTAAAAAGAGAAGCCATGTTCAAAGCACAGTTTACTTTTTTTCCATCACTTAATGTTAATGTTGTATTTACTTGCTTGATCATATTATTCTCCATCTTCTAACTTTTCAATTAAGTTGTATCCAAGCCTAGATTGAACATCTAGAATTTCATTCGCACGTTCTTTCGTTAGAAACAAACGCTTACCTGTCGCATGCTCCTCGTTTGTGTGTTTGTCATAGAATGTCACAACAACTTCATATTCAGTAGTTTGTTCTTTTTCTGTTACGTCATTTTCAACTGTTGAGTTTTTCTTAGCCATACTACGCCGCAACCTTTACTAATTCAGTTGAGAACTCTGTCATCCACTTTGTTTTAACAGTTTCATCTGTGATTTCTTGTACAATTGCTTCATACATAGTATTTCCAATTTCATCCACCGATGCGCTAAACTTCATTTCAACTTCAACAACTTCCGTCGCGCCATTCTCAATTGACTTCTTCGCACCTTCACTAGCAACGCAACAAGGGAACGCAAGAAGCTTAACAGTTCCATCTTCATCGCGAACTTCGTTTACCATCGTAAATTCTGGATGTACAGACTTATCTCTATTAAGAGAATTAATACCTTCTTTTAATCCATCAGAATTTAAGCCGAACAATGTTTTATACAATCCCCATTTCATATGTAATTTTAATGTGCCTTCAATAGTTCCGCCATGCTTCGTGCGATTCTTAACTACTACTCCACGACACTTTTTAGTAATGTTTCTTACAGTTTCCTGAATTTCCAAACTGCCTACGCAGTTATTTTCAATAAAAGCAGTTGCTCCTTTTGGCTTGAATGACGTTTTTGTTACTTCAAAATCTGAATACACATTTTCGTATTTACTCATTTATCTATTCCTCTACTTTCTTAGATAGACGCTCAACCAAAGCGTCTACGATTTGATCTTGACTATCTTCTGCACCTTTCTGCATGAAGTGCTGATTACCCTGATGATTGCGTGTATTGTTTCCATCATCTGGATAGTACAGATAGTTATATGCTTTACGTGTTCTGACCGTAACAGACAAGTTCCCTTTTTTAGGTTGGTCAAAAACACCTTTAATGCCGGCAGATGATGCACTTTTAATTTTCTTTTTCCAATTCCTTCCGGAGACAGGAAAACGCGAAGCTATATTGCTTTCAATAATTTCAGAAGCATCATTCCAAAGATATTCATTGATGGTTTTTTCTGCGCCATCTCCAAATCCTTTAATTGCATTTGTCAGTCTTTCCGCAGCTTTAAAATCACTTTTGATATACGGCATAATTTTTATTAGCCTTTGCAAATTTTAACGTAATGCTTTCTGCAACTGCTTTTGTGTTTCCGATACGAGCATAATCAAACTGATGATCTCCAGAAACAATCCTGAATCCTGGTATTTCTGTAACTTTGCTAATAACTTCTTGAATCAATTCATTTGGAACATAGTTTTCTCGAACAATCATTACAAAATAAACATCTGAATAATCTCTTCCAGATGTTCCATTAATTTGCAATGTGTCTCTTCCGAATATTGTGTAATCCCACACTTCAATTTCAACCAGGTCTTCTGTTCCATACGCTAAATTCTTTTCTATGCTAGATAACACATCATGCAATTCTTGCAGTGAATCTCTACTCATCTTTAGTCACACTTTCTAAATACAAGAATAAGTTCTCACAATATTTATCATGATCTATATATGAGATTGTGAATAAATCTTTTCCAATAACCGCATATTGTGTCGACTTTACTAATGTATTAAATGGAATTTTGATTTTCATTGATAGTGAATGTCCCAATGCAGAAATCATTAGATAGTCACGTTCACGTTTTGAAAGTTCTTCAAAGAAAAATCGGTGAACATTTGCAAGGTCACCAATTGATTTGACATTGATTTGTCCACCGTATTTTGTTTTTGTTTTCTTATCTGTTCCAATTGAAACAATGCCAGAATTACAGGTATTGATATCATTTTTAAATTTCATCAAGAATCACCTTCAGGAACAAATTTTTCTAACTGAACTTTCTTTCTGCATTCCAAGATGTCACTTATGTAGTTAGTGCGGAATTGTTCAGGAACATTATTCCATTTATAAACAATGTAATTAATCAGAAGTTCTCTTGATCGAATATCATTCTCGAAATCAATCTCATCACTGCCCAGCATATCGCAGATTGTTGCAATGCCATTTTTAATAATTTCTTCCAACTTGCTATTTGTTTCTGATTCTTCCCATGTGATATTGCAAGCCAGCTTTGCGGCTGGCTTGACAGTATCAACATTTCTTTTTAGATATTCTCTATCCATTTAGCAATTAGGCAGCAGGTAGCTGTTTAACTGTTAAATATAGTGGTGCTAAACCAGAAATATCAAGTAGCAATGCACATGTATCATCTTCTGCAATACCTGTGCCAAGTAGACGAATCTTGTATGTGCGGAAATCTTCTAAGAATTTGTATTCATCAGAAGATAAGATTTCTCCATCTTTATTTCCTGTTGCGAGTTCGAAAATATAAGACTTTTCAACGAAGAGAACTGCCTTTCCTTCTGCTACCGCTGCAGATTGATATACTTCTGTAGCAAATGGGAATACATCGCTAACATATGCGCCAGATGCGGTTAATACAGTTGTTGAAGGCATAACCTTTTGGAAGTAATCTGTTGGATTAACAACTAAGATTACTTTTGTGATTACGCGTGATTCACCTGCTTCAGTCTTTGACATCTTAGCAATTAATTCACCATATGTCTTTGGATCGAAAGACTTAACAACAACAGGTGTCTTTTCAGGATATCCAGTAGTTGTGTTGAAACTTACACCTTCATGGATATCACGAATTAAACCAACTGGTTGCTTCACGCCAGTGCCATTAATTGCACCATCTTCAATTCCAAGTGCTAAAGCTTCTTCTAAGCATTGGCGAACATATGCATCTAACCATGTTGGGCCTAGTTCGATATAATCCTGAGATAAAAGTAAGAATGCTGTCAACTTAGCCGCAACTAAATCAGCAACTGCTAAATCACCCTTGATTTCTGTCTTGATTTCATCTGTAATTTCTCCCCAAACAGCTTTAGCTAACTTGCCTTTTCTCTTTACAATCTTAGTGATTGTTCCCACAACTGTTGGATTGATTGCGTTGATTAATGGGTGGTCCTTCTTAACAGAGTCAAGTACACGCTCTACAACTGTAATAGGTAACGCAGGACCTGCATTAGTTGCATTTAATGCCTTCTTTTCACGTACACTTTCAATTAAAGAATTGTAGAACTTTGTTTCTTCTGAAGTTAACGCATGGATTCCACGTCTATCTAAAATTGATTGATCATGTGTTTCTTGATACTGTTCAAAATCAGCACGAATGTTATTCTGGATTTCTTCCATCCATCCCTTCAGTGCATCCTGTACCTGTGTCTCGTCACCATCCTTCATAGATGCGAGAAGCGCATTAACTCTTTCGTTGTATGTTGCTGTAGTTTTAATCATCTAAAAATCCTCTCTTTCTTTTTTTATTTGATGATTGCATTTAAAAAAGTGCCCAGCATCGTTTTTTGTTCAGGCACTTCATTTGTAGATTGAATGTGTATTCCATCTTCATCAAGATGTACTTCAATTTGTCCTTGATTTTCGATTTTATTTAACGGTTGCTTTTGAACCAACGAATCAAAAATCAATTTTCTTGCAGAATTCATCACATTTTCAGATTCTGGAACATTTCCAATTTCTGAAGCGAATCCTTTTTCAAGTGCTTCTTCTGGAGTAATCCACGTTTCATCATCCATCATTTTCTTAACTTCATCTATTGTGATGTTGACATGTTCCATGTATGTTTTGATAATCTGCTCATTAATTTTTTCTAAATCATCCGCTTCTTTTCGCAATTGTTCAGCATTGCCAACTGTATAGGTAAGCGCATTGTGAATCATTAACAAGCTTGAGTTATTAATAATTCTTTCAGTGCCTGCCATGAAAATCATCGATGCAGCAGAACATGCAAATCCATCAATCGTTGTTGTCACATGCTTTCCACACGTTTTTAAAGTGTTATATATTGCTAGGCCTTCTGCAACTTCGCCACCGTATGAATTAATGCGAATGTTAATGTTAGAAATATTTTCTGGTAACGCCTTAATTGCCTGGACCATTCCAGCCGATGATGCATCACCGTCCTTCCATGGCCATGATGTGACATCACCATAAATACAAATTTCTGCGTTTTGCCCAGTTGTTACTAAATCATAATATTTTTTCATTCATTTACACCTTTCGAAATGTCATCTGCGTTTGCATAGTTTTTGGTCATGTAATATTCATTCGCCCAATCTTCATTTATCTTGGCATCTCCAAGTTTTTCTCGAACATCATTTGGACTATATGCGCCAGAACCAACAAGCCCACTAATATTCGCAGATAGTTTCAATATATCTTGGACCTTGATAGTACTTGTATCAATCTCAATTCGATCTCCTTTGATATATTCATCATAAGAAATCGTCTTTCTATTTAATTCTTGTTCTATCACTTTTGCATGTGGCGCGATAACAAGCGTTATCATTTCATCAAACACTTGATCAGAGTTTGTGATATTGCCATAGAAAATTGATTGTGGAATCTTGAAGATCTGTGCAACGGTATCGAATATATCTTTTCTTAAATTACGAATATCATCAGAATTTTGTGACGACCCTTTTGCAAAGTCTGTAATTGATGTCCCTTTATATTTTGGCATTACAGCATTAGGTGACGTCATAAAAGACTTCATACTTTCCTTTAGCTGTTCTTTATATTTCTTCTCATCTTCGGCGCTTCCAGTCTTTACAGCCTCTAATTCAAGAAGAAGCTTCATGCCATTCTTATTCTTATATGTTTCTAAAGCAAATTTCATCAACTCGCCATATTCTGAATACATAATTTCAACATATTTCTTTAATTCGATATTTTCGAAATTAAAGTGGAAAATATCACCTTCTAAATAATTCTTGTTTAATGAAAAATCATCAATCACAATCCCACTATACTTATTCTCTTTCATTGGATATTTTTTTATCGCGTAACTATTTGCTACTTGATAATTCATAAATCCATTTCTTTCATATGGAATTACAATTGCTCCATTTTCGCACTCGTAAGAATTTCTTATAACCTTTTGCCAGAATTCCGCAGCAGTCATATTTGCATTTGGTGATAAATTCATTGCATAGGTAAATTCATTTGGCGTTTCTTTGCCTTTGACATATCGTTTAATCTTGCATCTACTTAATAAATCCGCAATCGTTGACATTGCAATATGTAGCGCAAGTTCTTTCATGCCAAGGCCATCTCGGATTTCTTCTGATTTTATCGCTAATTCAAGAATAGAATAACCGTTATTTTTTCGACCTAAAAAATCAAACAGTCCCATTTCTTCCTCTCCTTTCTAAAACGTCCAAACTTCAGGAATAACAGTTGACTGTCTGCTATCCACTAATTTATCAGCACATGTCATTGAATGAACATATGCCATAAAGAGGTCGTTCTTACGACTTCGACGTTCTATTTTGTCATACTTGTAATTCCCATTTGCAGCTGGTATCAACTTCGTATTGTTGATTGACCATCTAAAACACGGATCATCACCAGCGCATAACTGGTGATTTACAAATATTGAATTAATCGGTTGAATTGCCAGCATGATGTCGCTTGGTCTAACCAACTTCACCAATTCTTTATCACTCGCATCAAATCCGGCATGTTCAAACGCTTCTCTTAATGTACTCCATCTGTAACTATCCACCGCCAGCATTACAATGTTGAATTTAAACGAAAGCGCCCAATCAACAATCAATTCCGGATAGATTTCAACATCATCAATCACTGTTAAGCAATCATTCATTTCAAATGTTTTTATAGCGTCTTGATTAATGTGGTCCCAATCCCCTGATTTTCTACATAGCCAAGCATGTTTAACTGTGTAATATTTATTTTTTTCAAAGTCTCTAAACGTAAAACACGCTCCTGCCATATCAGTTGTCTTTGTAAAATCCACGCCCAAAATGCACGGCATCTTCCGAAGTTCTTCCAGTGGTGGAAGCTCTTGATTTGTAGCTTGAATATTTTCCCAGGATGTAACTGGATCTTCTTTCTTTTCAACGGGCAAATTCATACGTAAAGACATAAACGAAGAATTTGTAACAGGGTCCTTTTTATACTCTGCATATTCCTTTTCAATTTCATCCTTCAAACTTTTAAAGTAATCGATTGACGGATTGGCCATGATCCAATTCTTTGAATCGTGCACTTCTTCTTTATCATTCAATGAGTAAATAAAAAATAAAGTTCCATTGTCAAAGACTCCATTGAATAAAATTTCATCTGCGTCATTCAGATATTTATCCAACGGTCCGCCACGCTTATCTCCATTTGTCGAAGTCATCAAGCTTCTTGGGTCAGAACGTGCATTGCCACCCATATCAAACTTCTGCTTACCTAATCCAGTTCTGAATACCCTGATATTCCCCCAATCATCAAATTCTTCAACTTCATCAAGATATACCATTCCAGAACGTAGACCTTGCTTTGACTTTGGACTGTTCGTTCGATAACGCAGAACAGACTTTGTTGTTTTATTAACAATTCTCTCTTTTGTCCACGTCCATTTATCTTGATAGATTTCAGGATGTGAATCCATCATTTCAAAAATATCATTGAATGATGTTTTTGCTTGGTCTTCTGCTGTAGCACACGTATCGATGTCATATCTTACGATTCCATTTACTGGTGTCATCAGGCAAAAGAATTCAAAGGATGCATATCCGTTTTTTCCATTACCACGTCCAAGATATAAATATAAATCTGGCCATCGAAGGCTTTCGTCCGAAATCCTTCTGACACAGTTATGCAAAACAAAAGCACATTTTTCCCATGGCATTAATTTAAAGGGAAATAGAATTTCAAATGACATATAATTTTCCACTTCATCAAGTCGTATATATATGTCTCCCTTTGCAAACTCCTTTTCCACTAATGATATCAACGCTTTAATGTGCTTATTTGTTCTTATCTTTTTTTGCTTGATAGCTTTGAAATAATCCCAGATTTCAGGACATTGTTTAACATCTTTACATAAGTGCGATTGCTTTGTCTTTTGCGGTTGGCTTTTTCTTGGCATCTTTCTTACGTAACAGCTGCGCTCTTGCAAGCACTGTCAATCCTAATTGTTTCTCATATTCCAAAGCATCAGAAATCAATACATGTCTTTCCTTCACCAAAGCATTTCGAATGGTGTTATTCGTAGTTTTATTAATTTTCTTTGTCAGCTTGTCTCTTTCTGCAATCAAATTAACATATAGTTGTAAATGGATATCGTCGCTCGGCCACCAAAGGCCATTTTCAATCAATACATTCTTGAAAAAAGCATACATCTTTTTAGGATTGGTAATATCATCTATTTGAGTAGCAGGAAGCACCAGTGCTTCATCTTCAGACTTTGCAAGTTCCTTCTTTGTCCGATGATTCGTCGCTTTTTTTTGCTTTTTGATTGCGACCGGCTCTTTTAACATACATGCATGCTCCTTTCTTGTGAAAATTCTCATATAATGTGCGAAAAATCTAACCTGTGCAGATTCTCCCCCGTTGTAAGCCCTCTCTTTTGAGAATGCCATACGGGAGAGTGGGGGGGTATTTACCATCGTTCTTGCGTTATTTTTTCGTTTTCTTTGTAGTTAAATCTCTTATGAATCTTATTGTGGCAATCAAAACATAAAGGCATAAGGTTTTGTTTCTCTACTCCATCGATATCAATGAAGGTCTTACTTAAAGCAAGTTCAGGACGATCATGTACATAGTTAATATGATGTACAGTCTCTGCTTTTCTTATCTTTCCTTCAGCTTTACAGAGTTGACACTCGTTGTGATTCTCCGTTAACACTTCATCTTTTAAATCACACCAGGCTTTTGATTTATAAAACCTATATAGCCTATTGTCTTTTTCTAATTGCCTAATATATTCAGCAAGTTTGTAATCTTCCATTTCATATTCCTTTAGTAAATGGGCAGTTGCGCACAAGGAGTCGAATCAAATGAAAATCTACTATTACCCACGTTTTATAAAAAAAGAACAGACCTGCCCATGCATCTGCTCTTCTTCTACACTAGCATATTAGCACATATAAAACGGACATTGGCGGACACTAGCGGACACTTTCAAAATATCTATAGAATTTTTTTCTGCAGCTATCAGAATCAGATGTTGAATAAATCTTTCTTGCTGTTTCTTTCCAGCTTAGGCCATTCATGAAATGCCATCTAATAATGATTTGGATTTCCGGATTGTCTATCGTATCAACCCAATCAAGAATCCGTTTCATCTGAACCGCTATTTCATTAACCTTCTCTTCCAGTTCACGATTTAATCTCTCAATCTTGTAGAAAGCCTGCCGCGTTGGATCTCCAGGAACATTTGACTTCGTTCCTATTTGAGATAACTGTGGAGAAGAAATTGGAACATACATCTGTCTAATCTGTTCTTGAATTGCTTGTGCTTGCATTTGCAGGTAGCGATAGTTTTTTAGTTCTTCAATTGTAATCATGTTTCTCCCTTCTAGCTATCTTTTTTTCTACCCAACGCAAACGATCTTCCAGAACAAACAATTGAAATGTATTAACTTCCGCAAATTCATGTCTGCGATGTGCTTCTTTAACTCGTGCGATTTCCTTTTCTAACTCATTTCTTTTTCTTCTAAGTAGTGCAAGTTCGATTTCTTCCTTCTTAGTCATTGTCATCTACACCTGCAATTCTCGTCGCTACCATAATGAATACTCCGAAGAACACTCCACATGTGAAGGATAAAATAGCAATCATCATCATTTATCCTCTGGCATGCAGAACACAGCTGCATCATTCCAATAGCTATCACTGATTAAATCGTTCATAACTTCTTGTGCTACCGCTTTGTCTGAATATCTTCCTAACAAGCGATCATCATTATCTATTGTTGCACGCACTTCATATTGAAGCTTATTGTCTATTCTCTTATCAATAATATAAAGCTTCTTAATGTTTGGATTGTAATAAATTGTGTCTTTATTTTGTGTTTGAATTGAATACATTTTTATCTCCTTTTTCTATTCGTCTGTGAGTGTAACAGAATCAGAACTATGTTACGCTCATTTCAAAGCCTTATTTTCTTAATAACGCTTATCAGTATTGATTTATCTTGATTTCCTGTATTTATGACAGTTACATAAATCGAATGTTACACTCACACATAAATTTTTGTTATTTTTGATACATGCAGGAATGTTATTTTCTATCCCCATTTTTCAGTGTGATTGATAGACTCTCTAACATCCTGTATGTCTGACGGTTCAAGCATTATGTAGAGCATTGTTTCTGCAGCGCTCTCATGCATTAGCAGTTTTTGTGTGGTCAATAAGTCGTGCGTACTGTCCCAATACCAGCGACCATACGACTTTCTTAAACTGTGACAAGCCACAGGGTATTTTATTCCAGCTTCATCCGCTAACTGTTTAATCACTCTCCAAGCCTGTTGTCTTGTTATCGGATAGCCTTTTAAACCCTGCCTTGATTCAAAGATGTATTCGTTCGGTTGTATTGCATATCGCTCTATATACTCCTTTACGATTGCATATACCGAATCATTCATTTTGAATTGTTGTGTCTTACCTGTTTTCATCTCCTTGCAGGTATACTGTCCACCGGCAATATCTCTTGGCGTCAGCTCAATCAACGTTTCTATTCTGTTTCCTGTGTTAACGCCAAGAATCAATAGTATGTAGTTTCTATACCAGACACGATACTTCCACGATTCCGAATTGTGCTTATCTCGATGGTTTAAGCAGCACCGGACCATTTCGTCAAAATCACTTTTGACAAGTGGCTTAACAATCTCTCGACCGTGCTTATCATCTGTTTTCCTAAGGTAGCCTTTTGTGCGTTGCAATCTTCTAAGCTGTCTCATTTTCGGCTCCTATTCTTTCGTGTTTTTCCCAAAACAAATTGTTTTCCGCACTTATCGCATACTCCAATAAAAGAACCGCTTCGACTTTGCTTGAGTTCTGAACCACATAAACATTTAGCTACTTTCAATCTATTGACCATATACTCATTTATTCTTTGAACATTGCTTTTTCTTTTCTTAGGCTTAGCAATCCCCAATTCAATTAAAATTTGTTCATATTCTTTTTCTATCCATTTTCCACCAGGTTCATGATGTAGGCCATCGCCCATCATATCGCCTAAACGAATTAGTCTTTCATACAATCTATCTTTCTCTTGCGATTTGCTCATTCTTCACTCCAATCTATAATTTTTTAAAACAATTTATTTTCAGGTAAATAATTCATCCACAGAACTTCTGTTCGTTTTTGTGACGATTCTGCGAGTGTATTTTTTGTTTCTTTGTGCCAATTTTTTAGGACTGAATTGTACATATCATTTTCGTATCCTGAAATCATGATCTTTGCAGGATGGTTTTTGATTTCTTTTAACAGTTGAACATGTTGATCATCTGTCATTTCGTGGTGATACATGTTGCCTTTTCTTGTACTTAGCAGATATGGCGGATCTAAGTATATAAATACATCTTTTGTATTGAATCTCCTGATTAGTTCCAGTGCATCGATATGCTCGATCTGCACGCTTTTCAACCTTTCACATGCTATACGAAGCACATCCGGATACTCGTTCCAACTTTTCGCAGGATTCGGAGATGTTTTCTGCTGTCCGGTTCTAAATCCATTTTTATATCTATTCCCTGCCCCGATTGACATATAACACTTGATTGCAAAGCGGCGTGCTTTTTCAACATCATCAATTCCTTCAGGATTGCTCCATGCGTATTCATATTCGCTCCTGCTGTATGCCGTTAGCTCGATTGCGCGAATCAATGGTTCCGGTTCATCTCGTAATATCTTAAAAAAATTAAATACATCATCATTGAGATCGTTGATTGTTTCGATGTGTGCCTTTTGTTTCTTGTTGAAGAAAATGGCTCCACCACCAAAGAACGGTTCTAGATACACCTTGTGTTCAGGAATGAAACTGCATATCCAGTCAGCAATTCTGTTTTTCGCACCAGGATATTTGATTACAACACTCATTACTCGCCCCGTTCTATTTGTGCTTTACTGACTATCTTCATAAAATCCTCGTAGCTATAATCTTGAAGATATGTTTTTAGAATCTTGTACTGATTGATATTTGCTTCAACTTGCACTTGATAATTGTGTTCTGCAATATGAAGCATATCTATCAGTTCATCTTTCGACTTTCGCTTTAGTGATGTGTCGCTTGGAAATACAGTTCCTAAGCACCCCAACTTTTTAAGCATTTGGATCACCCCACATTCGTTTGAACGCCAGCTTAGAGCCATATTCAAAGTTGAACTTATCTTCCTTTGAGCATTTTGCATTCCCATGTCTGATGCATTTTCCATTCACATAATAGGCAGATGTTATTCGTCTGCCTTTCTTAACAATACGAATTTCTTCTTCGTCTGATCCAAATGCTTTAACGAATAGTTCGCATAAAGCATTGCTTGCATGCTGAATAGCATCAACAATCGCTTCATCAATGTTTGCCATTAGTTTCTCTTCTCCTTACATCTAAAATTTTCTTTTTCCAAATTTCAGCCGCCACAAATACTTCTTCAGGTGGTCGCTGATTATACTTCGCTCTAATCTGTACAATTTCTTTATTTTTAAATTCCATTGTGTACAATGGTCTATCTATTTCTTCCTGGTCTCGAATGAATAAGATTGTTGTTTTCCCTGATGCGTATTGATTAATGTATGTGCTAACACAGTGATGCAATTCAAATCCTTCGTTAACTAGATCCGTAGCTTTTCTAGGCAAAATAAATGCAAGACCATTAACTCTCATTTCCATCCTTTTATGGAGTTCCAATTGTCTATCAAATTTTGTTTTTGTATCTATATCTTTCTGTTTATTTTTTTCTATCTCCGCCTCTTTCTTAAGCGCCCTATCTAGTTCTACAGCTTCATCATGTGCTTTTTTCAAATCCTTAGGGCATGCGATTGTTTCACTAATTGGAACGTTGCACTGTTTCAGCAAATTCAGATAGTCCACATAGAATTGAAAATTTATTTGATTTTTGATTGCCCAGTTTTGAAATTTGATAATACCAACGCATTTTGGAATTTTATTAAATAATTTATATGGAATATATTCTTCTGCTCCTTCGATATACTTGCCATTTTCTTGCTTTATTTTTTCTTCAAGAACAATAGTTTCAAATGATTTATTAGTGTTTTTAATCGAATGTTTATGCTTTCTAAGCCACTTCTCATTTATCATTCTCATATCGCATTTATACGGCTGATACATTAGTTCACAGACCATCTTTTGTGCATTTATTTTCTGTAAGAATTCAATTTCTCTTCTGTACTTGTAAAAACGTCGTAACTGTTCAATGTTGATTGGATAAATCCAGTTAATGTAACGAAGCTCTGATTTATTCTTTAGCTGTTCATCCACATGATTGTTATAGAAAATAACATTGTAGTAAGGCCCTGACATTGCAGTCTGTCTATTAAGTCCAAACATATAGTCTTTTGTGTAATATCTCCTGCAACACTCGATATGCTCATTATTTTTAAACAATTCAAAGTTAACCAATTCACATTCAATCTGTTGTATTCCGTGGTCATATTTGACATAAAATCCATATGATTGAACTTCTATTCTCTTTGATGTGCAGAGGATAATTGCAAAGCATCTATATTCTCCATAAAAACTAATGCTCGTGTTTGCTCTCAATTTCTTATGTATGATTTCGCATCCCTTACGATTTGCAGAAAGAGTCTCATTTTTATTTGAAAATACAATCATCGGAATTTGTGAATAACACCAGTCAAAAAACGATTTTGGTGCATGCAATCTTTTATCAACATAGAAATCTGCATCTTTCATATCTCGAATAGGCTGATTCTTTCGAAGTCAGACTTCTCCTTTGGTTTTGCCTTCTGGCTTACTCTAGTGGCGGTTTTAGGCTCTTCCTTCTTTTTCGTGTGTGTTTTATTATCCGTACAGTAGGCTTGCTTTATATTGCGTGATTTAACGTCTTGTAATTCCGATTTAAAATACTCAACGATCCATCCGAACACAATTTCATTTGGAACCATTGCACAATCTCCATCACGATATTCAGATGATTTGTTGTGGCAATATCGATATGCATCAGCAATTGTTTTCCCTTTCTGGCATATCTTCTCGAAAAGTTCATCATCTTCTTGTTCGCAAAGCCAGTTATGAATAGAATCTATTGAACGTGAATGTTCCTGGCTCATCTCTGCATTCATTTTTTCCAATGCTCTTTGTTTAATTTCCGACATGCTCTAATCCTTCCTTCTGCAGTTTCTGCAATCTTTCTACTAACTCCTTCGAAGCTGGTGTGCCTTCTGGCAGAGTCCCTGCTTCTTGTTGTCGGATATATTCCGGCATTGATATTTTTGTTGATGATTGTGAAGCATTAATCGTCTCTCGTTCAGAACGTGCAATCCACGAATTAATAAAGCGCATGATTCCATTCTTCGTCTTACGCTTCGTTGGATTGGTTTTAAGCCATTGGCTCATTTTTAAAATTTGATCGCGTACATCCACGCCTGGATAAGCATCCACGAATTCGTTTAGATGATTCTCTGAAATATGAAATCGAGAACCATCTTTCAGTATTAAAGGAGGTAATCCAGTAACCGGTTCGGATGCGAACGAAGTTTGCTTCGGACAAGTAGTATTTATATCTTCTTTACTTCTTATATTTCTTATTATTCTTATATTGTCCGCACTTCGTTGCGCACTTTGATACGCACTTTGATACGCAGTTTGTTGCGCATTTAGTTCCGCAAGGGTTTCGCCTGCATCTTGAAATTTGTCGTAATTTACTATGTTTATATGAGTATATTTGTTTGTAGATTTTAGACTAATCATATCTTCACTCTCAAATACCTTTAACCACTTGCGAATTGTGTTGTCTGATTTAATTCCTGTGACCAACATCAAGTTATTTATTGATGTAACTAACTCACCTCTTTTTATCGGATTTCCTTTAAAATAACCGTCGGTCCAATTTGCTAAAAGCAGTATGTGCATCCATATCGTGAATGCGTAATAGCAATCGTGATAGCGCCATTCTAAAATTTGACGGTCTATCTTAATGAAGCCTTGTTTCATTCATATGTCCTTTGCCACACTTACAATAGATTTGTATTTTCTGTGACATATCCTTTCTTTTAAAGCGGTCTATTGCAACCAATGCATTCAGCGTTAGACCAGTTCGCCTTTCTAATTTAATTTGGCATTGGTTGCAGCTAGTGATCGCGCTCCTGCAAGTGTGCGCAGCACCTCTCGATAACTTAGCCCCTTTTTCTCTAAAATTCTGTATATCTGGGATGCGGTGCGCTCGACAATGGCATCTCTTGCAGATTGATTTTCAAATTCTTCTAGGGTTAGTTGTTTCTTCATATTCTTTTTCTCCTATCAACAGTTTCAACTGTTCTAATTGTTTTTTTGTTTGGTAAAACTTGCATTGTAGACATTCATTCTTAACTTCAAACACTCTGTACCCAGCTTTAATTGGTGGGCAACATTGTGATTCTTCATTCCATCTGGTACATTGCTGGCAATCAAAGCGTTGCTTAATCACATTGATCACTCATCTCTTTTATTTTTCTCTGAAATGCATCCAATTTTGATAACTCAAATTGCAACGCAGATTCAGCTTGATCATCATTTAGAATTACACCGTCACTATCGATAATTTCTTCTACCGGCTCTCCTTTTAGACGATGCAACTTATTAATAATTAGTGAATTCATAGGTCGATACCTACTAAGAAAAGAAATACCCTTGCAAAAATAGCTAAACAAGAACCGTAAATTATAATTTTTTCTAGTGCTTCTTTTATTATTATTTTTAAATTATTCATACCTGTACCTTTCTAAAAAAGTGTTAATTGTTCCTGCTCCTTATCGCTTATTTCTTGTGTGCTTGGAGCTTTAAAAGTTTCGTAGATAAATTTATCTAGCTTATCTTCAATGCGTCTTCTACGTGCTTTCATTCGTGCAATATCAGCTTCCAACTGCTCTATGTCAATACTTTCCTTTTCTTGTGGAATTCTCGGCATCGACCATACATCTTCCAGATTGGTTATTATTTCGCTGAATTTTACTTGTTTTGTCTTGCAGTCATAAATCTCTTTTTTGACATCAACATACTTTTTACTTTTTTGCAGTACTAAGAAAACGATTGCGATTGATGTATCTTCAAAAGCGTTTTCGACTGAATTTAATTCAACAAGTGAATTTCCTAATAAATCACGAAACTTTTGTTCTTGCGATCTATACGTGACACCTGGAAAAAGAATGAAGAATCCATAGTCTTTTGTATATTGCATTGACTTCAAAACGAATATGTCATCAACTACACCCGATTTTTTCCACTCGAATTCACTTTGAATATTTGACTGCTCTATCTCTGATAGATCTTTGAACTTAATAGAAAACGGAGGATTCATTATGATGCAATCAAAATCTGTAAAACCAGATTGATTAAAGAAACTATCATTTATTACTTTCGATGTTGGATAGTTTTCTAGAAAAACATCACAAGCTTCTTTTTGAATCTCTATTCCCTGTATGAATGATGCATTTACATATTGTTCTAGCTGACCACTTCCACAAGCACCATCAAATACAGTTGGATTATCTCCTACGTATTGACGTACTTTCTTTGCAACATATCTTCGTAGTTCGTCACCAGTTATGTACTCTGCAAATTTGTCAGCAATCTTCCTGTTGTTAAACTCTTTCATCAGCTGCCGCCTCTTCTAACGGTCTTCTTCCCATTTGCAGCACGTTGTCTCTCTTCTGTTGTGAAGCGTCGTGATACTTGTTCTTTTGGCGGCATACGATGCAATTTACAACCATCCGTTAACGCAGCTAATATTTGGCTAAAAACAAAACCCGTCTCTTCCCTACAGCCATACTCTCCAAGCGTTAGATCTGTATGTCCCGAAATAGCCACTTTAATAGCATCACCCGATGGTGTTATGTAAATGTCGACAATATTATTGGTATTAAAAAGACTTTTTAAATCTTCTGATAAAATCCACATATCTCTACCTTTCTGTGATAAAATGGTAGTGACATATTTTAGATGTCACTTAAGCGCTCACTCTTTCGACGGACTGAGCGTTTTTCTTTTGTTCCGGATACATGTTCATTAGTTCTTTTAATGTGTACCCAATTAGTCGTGCTATCGTTTTCGTTCTGACTTTGTACGAAAACATGTAATTGATGCCCAATTCTTGCTTATCGATTTCCTGTGCGGAATCGAATAATGTGTTCAAATCTTTTCTTTTATATCCTGAAATTCTGCCCACATCTGTTTTTTTCAGATATGGCATTCTTACCAGTTCTGAATTGGCATGTAATCGCATCTAATCACTCCTTTCTTTATAAGTTCCCTTTTTATTTGATATAATTCGAATATAGAGGTGAAATTTTATGAAACTAAATCACGACTGCGTTCGTGCATGTATGCTTTATTTAGAAGAAAATCTTGATATGAAATCACGGATAAACCTTGTAGGTGTACATCTAAAAGGCTATTCCGATGATGATGTACTTTATTCATTTATCAAGTTAAGTGAAGCAGGGTTCATCAATGGTAAGCCACAACCAGCAGGTAATAATCCAGCATATGTTTTCATGACTACTTCAATTACATATGAAGGTCATAAATTTATTGACTCTGTTCGAGACGATAAAGTTTGGTCTGCTACAAAGAAAATTTCTTCAAAGGTCAAGAGCATTTCAATCGAAATGTTGACTACCATTGCAACTAATGTGTTGACTAAAATGCTACTTGGATAATCATTCTAAGAAACACCAATCATCCGCCTTTAGATCATCTATCGATGGAGTCCACATGCCTGGACTCTCTTTTGTTTTTGAATCGGCGATATAGATATAATCCCCTATCAAGAAGAGTACGAATTCTTTGCTTCCGTTTTTCTTTCTAAAAAAGCATCTGTTACTAATATTCTTGTTTTCAATCAAATCAAATAACCGCATTAATTAATCTCCGTCTTCATTCAATAGTTCTTCCATCGAAACATTTAAACAATTAGCAACACGTCTTACGGAAATTGCACTTGGATTAGATTTATCCCATTTACTGATTGCACCATTTGAAAAATTTAGTTTTTTTTCAAGTTGTGAAATAGAAATATTTTTTTCTGCACATAACCTTTTTATATTTTGATAAATCATTTTAACCACCTTTCTAAAAGGTTAGAAAATAATCAGTAATATATTGACCTAATGCAGAAAATATTCTAATATTTATTTGCGATATATATTTAAAATTTCTGGCAAGGGGCTCATTTTCGAAAGTGCTGATTATTTTCTACACCCTACATTTTCATTATATAGATTATTTTCTAAATATCAATAGCCTTCGCTGAAATTTTTCTACATTTTTGCAAAGGAGTTGTTATGACATTATTTGAAAGGATTAAAGAACTATGTAATGAGAGGCAAATATCAATGCGCTCATTAGAAAAAAATTGTAATTTATCTAACGGGTCAATCATAAAATGGAAGAATTCAATACCAAGTGCAGAATCGTTGCAAAGAATAGCTGATTACTTCGGTGTAAGAGTTGATTGGCTGCAAGGGACATCAGAATATAAAACTGATGATGAATTATTTTTAAGTTATTCAGAAAACAATTTAGCAATAACTGATGTGATCCCTTTAATTCAATATGGAGCAGATTGGGAAGATAAAATAAAAAAAGGGTCTCTTATACCTATACGTGGATTCAGTCGTGCTGGCATTCCTAATTTAGCGATTGAAGATATAAATTATGATGATCCTAGTGAATGGGAAGAAATTGATCCAAAGTTAGCAAAAACAGGTACATTCTTAGCGCTTCGCATCAAAGGCGATTCTATGCAACCGGAATTTAATGAAAATGATATCGTTATCGTCAGAAGCCAAAGTGACGCAAATAACGGTGATATTGTGATCGCAAAAGTAAATGGTGACGAAGCATGCTGCAAGAAACTATTTAAACGTAATGATGGAATTATTCTACATTCACTCAATCCAGAATACGCACCAATGTTTTTCAGCCAATCCGAAATACAGGATAAACCTGTAACAATTATAGGAAAAGTAATTGAACTAAGAAGAAAGTTCTAAAGGAGAAATTATGGAATACAACGTATACTGTGATGAAAGCTGCCATCTGGAGCATGACAATTTTCCTAATATGGTAATTGGCGGAATATATCTTGATAAGAATAAGAAGAAAGAAATTAATCAACGAATTTCCGAAATTAAAAAGTCGTATGGTATTAATAAAAATGTTGAAATAAAATGGTCAAAGTTAAGTCCAGCACGTTTAGATTTGTATATTGATTTAATAAACTACTTTTTTGATGATGACGACATTAATTTTAGATGTATTATCGCCGATAAAACAAAACTAGATCATGTAAAATATAATCAAACACACGATGAATGGTATTACAAAATTTACTGGGAAATGATGAAAGGAATTTTATCTCCTATTGATTCATACAATTTTTATGTTGATATAAAAGATACTCGTTCTTATGACAAAACACAGCAATTGCTATGTATATTATGTAATTCACAATATGATTTTAAACGTAGCATAATTAAGAAAATCCAGCCTATTCGGTCTGAAGAAGTTCAAGTAATGCAACTTGTAGATATTCTTATTGGTGCTGTTAAGAGTGCAAATAGCATTGACACTATTGGTAGTTCAGCAAAAAAAGAAGTCATTGAGTTAGTAAAAAAGAGATCTGGATATACACTCACGGTCAGTACGTTACTTTCAGAGAAGAAGTTTAATATCTTCAAATGGAGACCAAATTATTATGCACAATAATTGTTACTGGTTGCCACCAACAATTCCACAAAATCGTGGGGAATTAACATCTTCTTATTTAGACCGCTTATACGATATATTTAATGCAGACTTCAACTTAACAAGACCACAATTTCTAGGGAAAGATGTCATTTACGTAACAAACCCTAAAATAGGTAAATGGGAGCAATCTTTCTATCACATAACCACCTTTGATGATCATAATACAAATTTTCAAAATAGAGTAATCGATTATGCTCGTGCAGAAAGAATCGCATGGATTCGTAAAGTTATAGAAAATTATCAATGCAAAGATGGATGCTGCAATGGTCTAAAAATTTATAAAGTAAAAAATAGAATACACATTCTATTTGAAAAAGAGAGCTATATTGTTGTTTTAGAACAAAGAACTACTAACTATGTTCTTGTAACTGCATACAAATTCACTAAACCTCTCGAGCTTGAGAAAAAGTTAAAACAATACGAGTATTATAAAAATATACCTATATAAAAACGAAAACCGGTATTACTATACCGATTTTCGGAACTGTTTCTACTCATGGCAGATCAGCTATCTATTTTATATCACAGCAAGTTTAATTATTCAATAGATTTTCCCACATTTATATGTGGAAAACTCTAAGTTATCAACATATAAATTTTTATTATTATACTAGACGAGTTAATAAAAATCGCAGAAAGTAGGTTTATATGTCCGTCGCAAAAGATAAGTCTACAGGGCTTTGGTATTACGTATTTAAAGTAAAAAATCCAATTACAAATAAAGTATCGTGGAAGAAGAAACGTGGCTTTGAAACGAAACGTGATGCATTACACGCAGAAGCAGACGCACAACGATTAACGCAAGATACATCAGGGGAATTAACCTTTAAAGAGATGTCTGAAAAATATATGGATAGCATTGAATCATCGGATACAATGCGCCAAATCAAAAGAACACACTTTATTCAAAGATTTTCCGATTATTATGAAATGCCAATCAAAAAAATAACACCCTTACAATTGGATGCCTGGCGAGCAGAACTGTCAAAAAATGATAATTATGCTTTTAGAACTAAAAATACGACAGTCCAATATGTTCGAGCTGTATTTAACTATGCTAATAAATTTTATGGACTGCCCGCAGTTGATCATGTGCTTAAACCACTAAAACGTCCTAGAGAAATCCAGGAAGAGCAACAGGTTTGGACCATCGATGAATTCAATACATTCTTAAAATTCGTAGAAATAGAAATTTATAAAAAGTTCTTCATATTCTTATATTGGACCGGATGCAGGCGTGGTGAAGCTATGGCTTTGCACCAAGACGATATAAACGTTGCAGAACGTACAGCAAATATCGTTAAATCAATTAAACACTTCTCGAATGGAGAATTACCCACAAAAACAGGAAAGCCCCGTAAAATCAATTTAACAGGCATTGTGATGGAGACAATTAAACCATTACTAGGAACTGAAGGCGTTTACCTATTTGGTTCTGAACAGTCGTTGTCAATTTCAGGAATACAGCGCGAATTTGATAAAGCCAAGAAAAAAGCAGCTACGATTAATCAAAAAGTAACAATACACGGTCTACGTCATAGTTTCGCCACAAATGCAATAAGTAATGGATGTAACATCATTGCAGTATCTAAGCATCTTGGTCACAGCAAGATAGACATCACTCTAAATACGTATTCACATTTGTTAGAACAAACAGATGCCGAAATGCTGAATATTATCGAAAAACTATCAAAAAGTTGACCAAAAGTTGACCAAAGCATAAGAAAAACCGCTATTTAAGCGGTTTATTTTGTCATGGAGCGAGTGATGAGAATTGATTGAGCATGGTTCTACCCATGACAGCACGTTACAAGACCGCTATTTTACTGCATATACGTGCATAGAATGATTACGAAAATTTAAAAAGTTGACCAAAAAGTTGACCAGCAAAATATAATATTTGCCGTAACCTTTTGGTCAACCTTTTATTTATTTTTTGCTTTATTAATAGCCTCTTGCATTGCATTTCTGATTACTTCAGCTTGACTTATACCGAGTTTTTGACATGCTTCACGAAATGCTAAAACAAATTCATTTTTGTATGTGGCAGATACTCTCATCATGTTTTCTGCTCGCCACTTTGCATTATATTCTTTCTGATTAAAATCGCCGTTACTTGTTT